GAACTTAGAAATGGTTGGTATGCAGATAAATCTTTGTCAGCATTAGTATTAGGTCCAATAGCCTTGCTTGAGTCTATGGACCACTCAAAACCATTGACAGGTAAGATTATTGTGCGTGAGCAACTTGAGCCATTCAATGATAAGGATTTGACATACAAATTAAAGTATGCCGGAGACTCAAAGATAGTATGTATGAAAGGGGATAAACCTATTTACAGAACTACAGAGTTTACCTCAGACCTTAATGCTCAGTCTACTTTTATTCAGCACACCAATGGTGCTGAGATAAGAGAGGCTAACAACTCTACTGTAGCTGTAGAGAGCTTGAATGCGTTTAAGCAGGAAACTGTAGATGCGTAATTGTAACATAGTAGCTTGTGGGTGGGCGTGCTTTTCAGCACGTCTGCTCCCAAACTATGTTTAGCACTTATAAAAATAGAATTAGTACAGAATGTTACTACTCTCAAGCAATAACTACTAACTATTGTTACATAGAGTCAAAAACAATTGAATTAAGTTATAAAAGTGTGGTAATTTTATTTTTTTTGTGTGTGTCACTCTGAATGTGAGGTCTTATACCCACAAAATACCACCTTTTACCACTCTTGTAACTATGAGTGTTACTAATAATATAAATATAGCTAACGTAGCTACAAGCGTAACTATTACACTCAACAATATAACAAGGGTAGTCTTTGTCTCTTCCTCTATAGGATAAGAGCCATATTACCCGCAATATTAAAACAGGCACATAGATAAATTCCTGTATAAACATGGTTGGTCTAATCCAGTGAGTTGCTGGCGTAAGAGAGAACTTACAGTAATCTAAACTCAATATGCTAATACCATAACTAGAGGAATGTGGATCAACAATACCAATAAGACTACAGGTTATGGTTATTAGCTTTATCATAATAACTAATAATCCTACCGCATGGATGGAGGTAAATAGCGGAGTGAATATCTCTATTAGTTATATCTTTTAAACCCGTGGCAACGGGAGTGTTGGGTGTCACTTTGTACACCAAGAGGAGTAGTTTGTCAGCTTAACCTCGTATACGTTAGGGTCAATGTACCTGTAAGGTTTGACAACCTGAAACCGTGTATTTGACTTGTCTGTTGAATATGTAACAGTCATCGTCAACCGGGTAAACGGTCGTTAAGAGGTAATCAGGCTCTTTATTTTTAACTCAAGAACAATATAAAGATACGTGTCTAGGTAATTCTAGACTAGTGTGACACACATGAAGTGAAGTAGGTTAATTACCTATAGTGTCTAATCAACCAATGAGTATGTTGGTAGGTGTTGGTCTCACCTAATAATCAAATGACTTATTCCTAACTATGAGTATTCATAGGACAGCCATGCCAGTTGTAGTTGGATAAAACAGACTGGCTTTTTTAAAATCTAATACTAAAACGTTATGAAAAAACAATTCTTATATTTTATTCTATTACTATTCATAGGTGGACCAATGTTACAATCATGTGGTTCTTCTCGTAAATGCTCTGTCAAGAAAAGTAAAAAGCATTTTGCAAAGAAGAACTATTGGAAACCTAAAAAGAGACACAAGAGATCCAAATGGGGTCGTTAATCATTAATCAATTAAATTATATATCATGAAATATTTATTCAAGTATCTTATCAAGTTAATCTTCGTAGCTGTTCTACCTTTTGCTATGACAGTAGTACTAGTTAATCTAGTTTATTACACACCTTGGTCACCTATTCTTATAGTTGCCTTTGGTATTGTAACCGCATTAACTTTCATCAATGCAATCTTCTATGCTATTCATATGGATAGAACATACCTTTTGCCTAGGATGAGAGTAAACGCAAGACCTGGAATTGGTCTTGACATAGAGAAAGTAACTCGTCATTGGGAATTGAAGTTGCCTTTCTTAACTATAATCTTCCAAAGAAGAAAATAAAAAGTCTCGTATATGGACCACTAACAATACCAGTAATTATATATTATATTAATACTAGGTATTGAGGCTGTGTTCTTAATCAGATCAAAGACTATTACTGTTACATTTCATACTTGTTTGCAGTATGGTCTTTGATTACAATATAAAATCAATGGCAAAACAATATCACGTACAGGATGAAGTATTAAAAGGCATCCTTTCAGGTTTATTTGATCAAAAATCTATCAATAAACCAAACAATTTAAAATTTATAACAGATATAATATCTAAAGAAGTTAAAGATTCAGCTCTAGAAGCTATAATACATCTTATGCTAACAGAAAGAACTTTTGTACCAACAGAGATTGGTAGTTATGTTAGACTAGTACCACCAAACTATCATCAAGGCAGTGAATTTGAATTAGATGTTCTTGAAGACATGGGATTACTAGGTAAAGGTGATGAGTATAGTGACTATTATGTATATGGTCAAGTAGTTGGTGACTCTTCTTGGGGTTCTGATCCTTATGACCCGTTTTATTCTACTATAAAAGTGAATTTAATGTATCATGATGATGATAAAAACCTTAAGTTTGTAGAAACTACCGTTAGTCCTCTGCATGCTCTTAACATACAAAAGAGATTCATAACTTATTTTAAAAAAGTAAAACAAACAGAACTAAATTTTCAAGAAGATGGCAAAGATATCAATGGAACTATTGAACTCTGAACATAAATCATGGTTAGAGTTAGACAAATCACTTAAAAGGGTTGGAGGTCTTAATGTACCTTTTGGCATGTACATGCAAGAAAAGTATGCCTTTAAAGACAAGGATCTTACTGATGAACATGATACCAATATGGCCATGCTCATTATAATTAAGAACCATGTTGAAGGAATCAAATAGATATGGTATAGTTAAACATAAAGTATGTACAGATCCTAACTTGTCAGTTCAAGCTAAAGGCTTGTACAGTATATTATGCTGTTATGCCAATAAAAACAGAATTTGTTGGCCATCAATTAGTAAGCTTGCAGATGACTGTGGCTCAAGTCAATCATCAGTTAAAAGATGGATAAAAGAGCTAAAATCATATAAATATATAAAAAGAATAGGTAATAAGTTAACCATATTATGATGCGTTAGCTATATTTATGCTTTTTATTTTTGAGTTAAGTCCAAATTCACTTTATATTTCTGACACAGATTAAGTTATATTATTATCTTTGATAAACTTTAGATAAGATAATGATAATACAACTTCCTAATGGCAGAATCATAGAATGTTCCTTAGAACAGTACCTTTCTCTCTCTGATGAAGAGTACAATGATCTAAATGGCCTTAGCTCCGCATACACAAAGGAAGTGGTTGATCCATGGTATAATAAGTTTGCAAAAGCAACTGGTAAAGCTGTCTCAGATGAAGCAATAGAAAATATTGAAGAATATGAGCCTGCACTAGATGAGATTGAAGCTTATGAAAAACTGGAAGACCCGTATTTTCACTCTGATGATAGTTAATCATCACACACAATTATTTTATTAATCATTTAATTTTATTAAAAATGCAAAATCAAGTAGAAGTCCTAGCGGATGACATGGGTAATGTTGTACGCTTAAGTAAAAACAATCCAGAGTATTCTTTCATTAGATTAGGATACAAAAGTGTATCAATTGGTAAAGGTGGTTGGTTAAGAGAAAGAAATCTTACCACTCTTATTATGGGTACAACAGAGAATTTAACCTCTTATGCTAAAAATTTAGGTAAAACATTACCTGGTAAAATCATAGCAATAGAGTCTTTAGAACCTTTTAACAACACAAATCCAGACAGAGACCTGAAATATGCAGGTGACACTGGTATTATATGCTGTCAAGACGGACAACCTATTTATAGGAAAACAGAATATACTTATGATGTAGAAGCACAAGATATTCTGATTGAGCATACTAATGGTGATGCTATTCGTGCAGCTAATGAAAGCTCTTTTGAATTAGACAAGTCTAAGATCAAAAAAGCAACAACTGCAGAAGCATTTGGTTTGAAATCTGATGATACAACCACTGATGAGACAGAAGATGTCAATGAGATGGAAGTAACTGAAGAAGAAGTTGTTGCTGAAGTAGAAACAGAAGAAGAAGAAGTTCTTGAAGAAGAAACAGAAACTTTTGAACTGTAATTAAATTGTTAAAGGCTGGGGTGTAACAACCTCAGCCTATTTAACACCTCTTACTAAATACAACTAATAAATTCATAACTAAATAAATCAAACAAGTATGCTATCTAATGAACAAATTTCAAAACTAAAACTCAATGAAAAAGAACTAATCTTAAGTAGACGTATTGAGCGTTATCAATACTTAGGCCTTCTGGATGAATATCAATTACATCCTCCTTCAATTATTAACTCTTTTGAGTATAATAAACTTAATCCATATCAACATTTTTTGTTTAAACGTGTGTTGCATGGCCTTAATGTTTATAAACCTGAAGAAGTTACTAAACTGCACTGGGATAAGAAAAGACGCATTACAAAAGTTTGGAAACGTGGGCAAAGAGAAATCAATGCCTGGAAACAAACACTTTGTAATAAGAGAATTAATGCTTATCTTAGGAAAACATTTCCACACAGTCCTATGGCTCTTGCAATTGCAGATGTGCCAGCTGAGGAAACGTTAGATGATTACAAAAACACTCTTACATTTAAAGATTTAGGTATCAACTATGAAGATATAGTGCTTAAATTTATGTCAGTGGGTTTGTTACCAAATAACTTTTTTACTTTAAAACCAAATGGCAATTAAAAAAGTCTCAAACAAAATGTCCAAAATAAATGCTGCTTACTCTAAAAAGCGTAGGCAGTATTTAACGGACAATCCAGTCTGTCATGCAAAAATAGATAAATGTACTGTACAGGCTACTGATGTTCATCATAAACACGGTCGTGGTGTATATCACTTGGAAGTATCTACATGGTTACCAGTTTGCAGAAACTGTCACATGTGGATAGAAGAACACCCAGAAGAATCTTATGAATTAGGATTCTCAGGCTCAAGATCATAACTTTATGGTCCTATAGCTCAACTGGATAGAGCAACAGCCTTCTAAGCTGTAGGTTCTAGGTTCAAATCCTAGTGGGATCACAAATGGCCGGATGATGAAATTGGTAGACATGAAGGACTTAAAATCCTTTGGGCAGTAATGCCCGTGTGGGTTCAAATCCCACTCCGGCTACCAGGACTCTTAGCTCAGTTGGTCAGAGCACTCCGCTCATAACGGATAGGTCACAGGTTCAAGTCCTGTAGGGTCCACCTTTAACACCAACGAAAAATAGGCGCAAGCATATAAAAATAGGCGCAAACCTTTAACACCAAAGAGAGATGAAACAATATCAAAAAGACAGGCTAATTAGAATATTAGCTTGGACAATGGTACTATCAATAACAATAATATTATGGCAAATAATTCTGGAACGGCTGTTCCAACTAGAAACGTAGTTCAAGAAGATGCATTAGCAATAGCTGTGCAACATAAAAGGTGTGGCTTAGCCATATCTATGGGTGTAGGTAAAACTAGAATAGCAATACAGCACCTTCAAAGATACTATGATCAGTTCATACAAGTACTGGTAGTAGTTCCAAAACATTCAGTAGCTCAATCATGGATAGATGAGTTAGGTAAGATGGGATTAGAAGCTTTAGTTAAGCATATCACATTTACTACATACATATCATTAAAAAAGAGAGAACCAAATAACTATGATATAGTATATTTAGATGAATGTCATTCACTTAAATATGTTCATGAGTTATTTCTAGCTAGATTTACAGGTAGAATTCTTGGTCTTACTGGTACACCACCAAAAAACACAACCTCTGAAAAGGGAATGTTAGTACAAAAGTATTGTCCTATTAAATATACATTTACTACGGATGATGCAACTGACTCTAAGATACTTAATGACTATAAGATCATTATACATCAGTTAGAATTGTCTAAGTTACCTTCTTTAAAGAAGAAAAACAAGGCAGGTGGATTCTGGTATACATCAGAAAGAAAAGACTATGATTATGTTACCAATAGACTAGCACAAGCTAATACAGACAAACAAATACAGTTTGGTAGAATTATGCGTATGAGAGCTCTAATGGATTACACAAGTAAAGAAGCATATGTAAAAGGTATACTTAGTAATGTAAGCAGTAAATGTATTGTATTTGCTAATACTCAAAAACAGGCAGATAGAATATGCAAGCATAGTTATCACTCTAAAAATTCTAAATCAGATGAAAACCTTGAGTTGTTTTCTGATGGAAGAATAGATAAGCTATCCTGTGTGTTACAATTATCAGAAGGTGTTACAATACCGGGTCTAAAAGCAGGTATTATTATGCATGCATATGGTAATGAAAGAAAGACAGCACAAAGAATAGGAAGATTACTCAGGTTAAATCCAACTGAGACAGCTACATGTCACATACTTATGTACGTAGGTACACAAGATGAGAAATGGGTGGCTGATGCAGTCAAAGGATTTGATCAATCAAAAATTAAATACTATAATCCACTTAATAAATAACATTATGGGAAGAATGAAAGAGCTCTTTATTGAGCAACAACAAGAATTAGAATACCGTGGTGCACATGATGCAATGATACACGGTTTATCTAGAAAAGCAATAGAAGAATATATAGAAGAAGGTGATACACCTTGTCCTAACTGTAACATGCCAACTTTGTTACGCAATGAATCAAACGCCAAGTGTACTGAATGTGCACAAGAGTTTGTTTATGTTGACGGAGGAGCACTAAGATTTTTGTGATATGGAATTTATAACAAACACAGGAGAAACAGTAGAAGTAGAATATACTTATGATCCAGGAGAACCAGACCAATGGTATGATTCCAATGGAGATCCAGGTACACCAGGTTATGGACCATCAGCAGATATAAAGCATGTTTGGTACACTAACACGGATACTAATGGTAATGAAGTTACCATAGATGTACAACACTTATTAGAAGAAGACATAGAAGAAAAAATACTAGAATATCATGAGCAATAATGAACCTAAAAAAAAAATAGTTAACGGTAAAACATATATATTTGATAACGGCAGATGGGTAAATGTTTATTCATTGGATTTAGATCCACATGACCCAGATTATTTATCATTTGTACCACTAAAAAATCAAAGTGATGAAGAAAGATAACAAAAACATATTAATTTATTCCTCTGCTATAAAAGCAATATCTCATTTAGATAAAGTAGACATACACCCAGGAAGTGATCAAAGAAATATTGATGCAGCTTATCAAAGACTGGAAGATATAAAAACTATATCTAAAATGGCTGTAGATGAAAGTATTGATGAACAAGTAGCTAAGAAAAGAAAATCTGATAAGCTTAAAGTATTTGGAAAAATAAATGATCCTGCAAAAAATCAAGGGAGAAGGAGAGAACAGATAGAAGCAACTGAAACAGTAGCAATTATATCTGTACTTTCTTGTATTTTAATAATTGTTCTGTTAGCTCTTTTAAGATGAAAGATAATTTATACATAAAAGCTTCAGTCAAAGACGGTCAACTACATTTTCCTATTAAAGCAATGGGTACTAAATATAGAAAGTTCTTTGAACAATTAGAAGATGGTTCTAGACTGGAGATTTTTGTTGGTGTAAGTGGTGCTAAGGGTAGTAACCCACAACTAGCACGCTTACATGCAATGATTAGAGAAATAGCACAAGAAATTGGCTACACTTTTGAAGAAGCCAAGATACAAGTAAAAAGATCCGCAGGATTATGTTTTGTAAGAGACAAACAAGAGTATTGTAAGTCTTTTGCAGATTGTGATAAAGATGAGTTGAATTTAGCAATTCAATCATGTATAGAAATAGGAGACTTTAATGGGATGCAGCTTAGATAATTACTTTACAACTTTAAGTTTAGCTTCTAAAGCTTTTATCTCTTCTGAAACGTCTTCACCTGACAGCATTTTTCTTCCAAGGTCTGCTACTTCTTCTTTAGTAGCTGATGTTTTAGTTTTCACTTCATAACCTTGATCAATAGCATTTGATTTAATGGTTTGTAATAGTGAAAATAAAACATAAAGATCACCTTCCCATGGGTCTAACATAATTTTTTCTTCTGGTTCTTTTCCAGAATCATGAGCTTCAACAATTTTGTTAAACTTAATGAATGTATCACCTACTGTTTCAATCTTATCTTCTTCCATTATAGTTTTATTTATAATGGCAGTTAAAGCTGGGATATACCTAGTTGATACAGATATATTTTTTACAGTAGCATTAAAATCCCATGTACTATAGGTTTCAAATTCTGGCTTATCGGATGTTTCAGTAGTATCTGACATAATAAAAGTTTTAACAAATATACTATAAATTAATAAATAAAATGGAAATAGATATAAATATCTTAAGAGATAATTTAAACAGCAAACTTAAAGAAAGTGGCTGGGACCGCATGCTTGCACCATATGTAAATGGTTTAAGCTTTGATCATATAATGAATACATTAATAGAAAATGTAGAACAAGGTAAGCGCTTTACCCCAAGATTTAAAGATGTGTTTAATGGATTTTATGAATGTCCATATGATGATATGAAAGTTGTCATAGTGGGTCAAGATCCTTATCCACAACTAGGTGTAGCTGACGGAATTGCATTTAGCTGTAGTAGAAAAGGTAAAGCTGAAAAGTCTTTGCAATATATACTAAAGCAAACAGTTGGTGATTTCACTAAAACAGGTAGAGTTATGTATACACCAGAAGAATGTGACTTAAGACGTTGGTCCAACCAGGGTGTATTACTAATTAATACAGCATTTACATGTGAGATAAATAAAATTGGTTCTCACTATGGTATATGGAAAAGCTTTACTGAATACATCTTTGATAACATAAATAGACATAACAAAGATACTGTGTTTATACTTATGGGTAAGAAAGCAGAGCAATGGCAAACATTAATTCCAAACTGTAAAATTTTAAAATGTTCTCACCCTGCATCAGCTGCATATAGAGGTGGAGAATGGGACTGTAATGACGTTTTCAACAAAGCTAATCAAGAATTAGAAAAGCAGGGGAAAACTTGCATAGAATGGTAAATTTTATTACCTTTGATAACCCTAAAAAATAATATAAATGGCTAATAACCAGGACATTAACCAGAAGCAAGAGATTGCTGAATTTAAAAAATCTTTTTACACAACTTACGGAGTAAAATTGTATATTTACACTCCTCAAGAAAAAAACAAAAGGATTCCATTAGGTATATTTCATGATAGCGCTTTAGCAGCTCTTCATGAAAATGAACCAAAATTTAGTAGAATTAAAAGCCTACAACATAGAACTAGACTTAGAGATTATCTTGTATATGTACAAGTTATGTCTTACTTAGCTCATAAAGAAGGCCATAGTAAAACTAGTATAGGTAGATTCTTAAAACGCAACCATGCAACTGTTATTAATTCATGTAAAATGATAGACAATGGTTTTTTCAGTAATGATAAAAAAGTTATGGATGCTCATAATAACACTTTAAAACACTTAGAAAAATATGTGGGAACTATTTCAGAAAATACTGAAAGCAAACTTGACTCCAAACCAGAGCTTGATCCTATTTGGTATGAAGCAAAAAATCTCCTTACCAGAGGCAGTAGCAAAGGATAGAGAGGCTCTTGTAAAAAAAGGTTTTCTAGAAATGAAAGAAGACCAATATATAATGACAAATAAAGCCAAAGTAATTTGTGCTACTCTAGATAGTTATTTTATTAAAGCTAAGAAAAAGACTGATATTCAATTAATGGGTAAAGACTTTGTAGAAAGAATAAATAATTATAGAGAAGTATTTCCTGCTAAAAAATTACCAAGCGGTAAACCAGCAAGAAATAATGTCAAAGCTTTAGGAGAAGCATTTAGATGGTTCTTTGAAACATATGATCATACATGGGATGAAGTGCAAAAAGCAACTCAGATGTATGTAAATGAGTATAGAGATGCAGAGTATATGTACATGCAAACAAGTCAATACTTTATATGTAAGCAAGATAAACATAGGGTCAAACATTCTACTTTAGCTGACTACTGTGATATGATAGTAGAAGGTGTAAGTACAGAAGAAGATCACTTTAAAGAAAATGTAGTATAACTAATTAAATAAGTAATATGGGTAAACCAACACCAGCATGGGTGGGCCAGTACACAGCCTTCAATGATGCACTAAAATATATGTATGCTAGGTCAACAGGAGAAGAGAAATCTATTTACACTCCTTGGCCTAAATTTAATGATGCAGCTACTGATGGCTTAGAATGGAACACACTAACTGTTATTGGTGGTAGACCTGGTTCAGGTAAAACTCTTATTAAAGATCAGATTATACGTGAATCATTTATGCTTAATCCTAATGATGACTTTAGAGTTCTTGAATTTCAATTTGAGATGGTTGGTAGAACATCAGCTATTAGAGAATTTAGTTCTATAACCGGTAAAACATATAAAGAATTATGTAGTGCTGGATCTGTCTTAAGTACTGAAGCATTAAACACATGTCATCAATATGCTAAAGAAAGAGTAAAGTATCCTGTAGATATTATATCAACACCCTTGACTGTAAATCAAATGCGTGATCAAATTGATCAGTATATGACTAAACATCAAGGTAAAAAGACTATAATTACATTAGATCATACAATGCTTGTAAAGAGAGCGCCTTATCAAAACAATTCATTAGATATGTTATTTGAATTAGGTGAATTCTTTACTCAATGTAAGAGAGATTATCCTTGTTTATTTATTGCACTATCACAACTTAATAGAAATATTGATAACCCTGATAGAGCAATTGATGGCAAGTATGGTAATTATATTCTTGAGTCAGATATATTTGGATCAGATGCTATGCTTCAGCATGCTGATATGTTAATTGGTATCAACCGCCCGGCTAAACAAAAGATTAGATATTATGGGCCTGATAGATATATAATAGAAAATGATAGGACATTGGTGTTGCATTTCTTAAAAGCTAGAAATGGTGATGCAAGAATGAGTTTTTTCAAAGCAGAATTTGAAAAGATGCAGATTGCAGAAATGCCTACTCCTGGACAACAAGAACGCAGATGATAAGCACTAAAAAATTAAACACAGAAATTATGGGATTAACTCCTGAAGAAAGAAAACAAAAAGTAAATAAATTAAGAGAAGAGCATGAAGACTACTTTCAAACAGTAGGTACTATGCATGCACTGTATATACCAAAGATGGCCTATAGGCCTAAAGGTAAAGATGAATTATATGTATCATTCTTTCCTAGTGAGCTAGAGAAAGATAAAGACATCTACACTGAATTTGTTAGTATAGATTATGATTCTGAAGATCCAAAAAGAACGTTATATTTGCATAGAGCTAATCCACATTGGAAATCAGAATATGAATTAGTTACTTCCAGTTCAGGTTTTCAAAGACATCTTATACCTGTAAGTGAATTAAAAGTTATTAATGATATAACTTCAAGAGGTAATCCTATTATAGAAGAGCCTAAGTTTGTATCAGATATAGGTAAAACATTATTTGATTTACCAAATCCTGATGCAGGTGCAAATTCTGCACTTATAGATAAGCTAGAAGAAATAAATCAAACATTAATCACATTAACTAAAGTAATCAATAAATTCAATAAATAAATCATGGCAAACAGCGTATTAGTAATTGCTGATTCAGGTACAGGAAAGTCAACCTCAATCAGAACATTAGATCCCAAAGAGACTTTCATTATAAACATAGCAAATAAACCTTTACCTTTCAAAGGTTGGAAGAGTAAGTATACTCAGATAACTAAAGATAACCCTAAAGGTAATCTTACCTCAGCTGCTACAGCTCCGGGTATTATTAAGGCAATGCGTCATGTAAATGATAAAATGGGCCATATCAAAACTATTGTTGTTGATGATTGGCAATATATGAGTTCTTTTGAATATTTTGATAGAGCTAATGAAAAAGGGTATGATAAGTTTACTCAGATTGCAGCTAACTTAGCACAAGTTGCTAAGCTACCTAAAGATCTTAGAGATGACTTAACTATCATTTTCTTAACTCACTCAGAAGAGTCAACTGATATTAATGGGAATAGAAAAATTAAAGCTAAAACTGTTGGCAAAATGATTGACAACACTTTAACTTTGGAAGGCTTATTCTCAATTGTTTTATTTGGAAAAGTAAATAAAAATGATGATGGTGAACTTGAATATGGTTTTGAAACTCAAAACAATGGAGAGAACACATGTAAATCACCAATGGGTATGTTTGAAGATAGATTTATCAAGAATGACCTACAATTTGTAACAAGTTGTATTGAAGAATACAACAAATAAACTAATAATTAAAAAAAGTAAATTATGTTAAGTACTAAAGACATGTCTGCCGGATCAGGCGGAACTAAACCAGTAATTGGAACAGGAAATCAGAAAGTAAAAATCAATTCTATTACCTTTGATCAAACACCATATGATGCAGATGCATATAATATTACATTACATGTAGAAGGTGAACCTATTGAAGGAGAGTTCAATGGTTTTCTTAAAGATGTTAATAATGTAAATGGTCCACGTTATGAAGGTCAAGTTGGTAGAGTAAGATTTTCTCCATATCCATTTAAAGATGCTACATTAGCAAATGGTAATGAAATTAGCCGTGATACTGAAGTTTTGAAAGCAATGGTCTTTTTGGCTGAAGTTGTTGGCAAAAGAGATGAGCTTGATGCTATTGAGGCAGGAACAATTGAAGACTTTATGATGAAGGCTGCAAAGATTTGTTCAGGCACTGGCTATATTAATGCTTGCCTAGGTGCACGTGAGTGGGAAAATAGAGAAGGTTATGTAAATAATGATCTATTCTTACCAAAGAGAAACAGAATGGGTGTTCCTCTAGAAGCTCTTGATGTAGAGAATTCTAATCTTGTACAATTTGATAAGAATGATAGCAATCATTTCAGACCATTTGTAAAGAAAGAAGCAGCACCAGCTAATAACTTTGAACCAGCTCCTACTGCAGGATCTGACTTTGAACTTTAATATCTCCAATTAGAAAGAGTGGGCTCAGTGTATTGCTGGGCCCATTTCTTTTTAATATCTTTGGTTTTATGTTTAATACAAAAAACATCGTTGGAGAAGGACAAGATGTACCTAGTACTTGGGTGTTTCAATATTACTTAGATCTTCCTGAACAGCTTACTGGTCAAGACATTAAGATTAAATCTATTTTTAATCCTAATGAAAGAACGCCAAGCTTTTGCATATATGTAGATAAATCTATAATGCAGTATAAGTTTAAAGACTTTTCAACAGGTAGAAGCGGTAATAAGATAGATCTAGTTAAACTAATGTTTAATATAGACTTTCATGGTGCCATGACAAAAATGACATCAGATTACAACAAGTATGTGCAATCATCAGAATATGTACAACAAAAATTTACACCTCAATCAAGATGGAAAATTGACTTTATCAAAGAAAGACAATGGACTACTGAGGATAGGAAGTTTTGGTTATCTTTTAGAATAGGTAAAACTATGCTTGAAGAGTACAACGTTAGACCAATTGATTATTATAATTTAATTAAAGATGATTCAGGTGAAGTAAATAAGCTAACTATAGGTAGTAAATGGTGCTATGGTTATTTTGATAAGAATGGTGAAGTTTATAAAATGTACCAACCTTTTAGTAAGAAGTACAAATTTTATAAAGCAAAGCCATATTTACAAGGTAAGGACCAGCTTAAGTATAATCAGCCTTATTTAGTTATTTGTTCATCACTTAAAGATTCAATGTGCTTAAAGAGTATGGGTTATAACATAGAAGTTATTAGTCCTGACTCAGAAAATACTATGATTAAACCTCATATTATAGAGCACTTAAAGAAGAAGTATAAAAAAGTAATCACTCTATTTGATAATGATGATGCAGGTAAGCATGCTGTGGAGGTATATTTAAAAGAATATAAAATCCACGGTTTTGTGCCAACTATATGTAAAGACATATCAGATGCTATGAAAGAGCATGGATTTGATAAAGTGCATAGTATGCTAAGACCGTTATTAAAAGAGACCTTAAATAAATAATATATGAAATGGTTTATACCGGGAAACGTACCTTCTAGTAAAAATGGAAGAAGATGGACAGGTAAATACTTTATTGCTAGCAAAGCTGTAATGAACTACAGAAAAGCAACTAAAGATATTTATCTTAAATATACTGAAGAGTTTAAAGAAGAGCTCAAGAAGCATGAGCTTCCAGTTAAAATATCTTTTGAATTTATTAGAGGCAGCCGCCATAAGTTTGATTATATAAATCCTGCACAAACAGTGCAAGATGATATGGTTAAGTATGGTTGGATAGAAGATGATAATGCAGAATTTATAATTCCTGCATTTGAGCAATACACATATGATAAGAAGAATCCAGGAGTATGGATAGAGATAGTTACAAAGTAATTACATTTGAAGAATTCTTTAGATTAAAACAAATGTTTCAAGGTTTACCTGATGATCAGGAATTAGCTTGGGAAATTTATACAAATAATTATAAGAATGACACTACTGATTTACTAATGCATAAAGCTTTAGTATTTAAACACAGAAAGAAGTTTGCTGATGCGGTTCAATTTATTGATCCACCAATTGTTGGCAGACAGGCTTTATACTATTATATAGATATCCATAAAGCAGATTCTATTTATAAACAAATATTAGATAAAATCATGAATCAATGATAAACATACAAGATCAGGTTGCAAGAACAACTAAAAATTTAATATTTACAGAGCCCTTTTACGGGCTCTTTTTAATTGGTATCAATAAGCAATATAGTGAGCGTATTCCTACAGCAGGAGTAAGCAAACAAGGTATTGGTATGCAATTGACAATAAATCCAGAGTTTTATAATGGACTCAGTGAAGATCACAGATTTGGATTAATTAAACATGAACTTTTGCATATTGCATTTGGTCATCTTTTATTGAGGGATCTATATTCTAATCACAAGTTATTTAATATAGCTGCAGATTTAGAGATCAACCAGTACATACTGGAAAGTAAATTACCTGATGGTGGTTTATTGTTATCAAGTTTTCCTGAATTAAATCTTCCTAAAAAAGCAGGTACAAAAGAATATTATAAACTTTTGGAACAAGCGCAAGAAGATGGGACCTGTCCTTCATTAGATAATCTAATGGATCAAATGGATGGTGAATCACCTTATTGTCATAGTACGTGGGAAGAGTTTGATGAGTTACCTGAAGCTGATAAAAAGTTAGTTCAGAAACAAATTGAACATCAACTTAAAGAATCTGCTGAGCAAACAGAAAAGAAACAAGGTACTATACCGGGTGAGCTTGCTGATTTGATTCATAGGTTAATGCATATTGAACCACCTAAGTTTGATTGGAAAGGATATCTAAGAAGGTTTGTAGGTAACTCTAGTATAGTATATACTAAAAAGCTGAGACGTAAATACAATAAACGTTATTCAGCTAATCCAGGACTTAAGATTAAATTCAAGAATCACATACTTGTTGGTGTTGACACAAGTGGATCTGTAAATAATGATGAGCTTAAAGAGTTCTTTGGTGAGCTTGCACATATGCATAAGACAGGTCATAAAATTACAGTAGCACAATGTGACACCCGCTTGAATAGCGTGAAAGAGTTTAATCCAAAAAAAGATTGGGAAATACATGGTCGTGGTGGGACAAG